TCATCGTTAATTAAGTATTCGTAAAATTCTGGTGTAGCGGAAACTTCTCTATCCGTTATTCCCCCTATCAAATCACCAGCTCGTTTTCCTTCTGTTTGTTTTTCGTAGAGTGTCTTGAAGAACGACCAAACCGTCTCCTGCACTTCAGCTGGTTCCCAGCCTAACTTCTTTGCTACCCGTCGCATCTTGGCGGTAAAACCGAGATAGCCAGACTTTGTTCCGAATATGCTTTGAGACACGCCACCGAACAAAGCCATCCAAGTGTCGTTGGTTGAGGCAGACAAGTCACCTAAAAGATTTTTGCGGAACGACTCGACCTTGAAGCCGGAAAGGTTGATTAACGCTTCGCCGCGCAGCGCCCTGTTAGCGTTGCCAACCCGTGCGCCAAGTGAAGCGCCACCAACCTTTTTGTAAATAGCCAAAAGCTCGGCATCGCTGGATGGTCTTCCAGCGTTTATCCACTCCGCCCAAGTGCTTAAACTCATACGAAGATTTTCAAGCACAGATTGCTGCGGGCTGTGTGCAGCCAATAGCGCAACAAACTGGTCTGTGTCACCTCCGAACATTTGACGCAGAGCAACACCAGCACGTTTGTACCAACCGCGCTTCGCTTCGCCCAATCTAGCTGCTGTAATAAAGTTCTGGTCTGGCGGAAGACTGTTAAAGACATCGACAATATCTTGCGCCGTGTTAACCCGCATCTTCACCCTCTCTTCTTCCGTAAGAAACTTTGCAATCTTTTTGTACGACGGAGGAAGGTTGTTGCTGGGCGCGTTCGGATCAGCTGCAAACGCCACACCGGCATCGAAGGCATCGTCCATCTCGGCGTTGCGAACGAACACCGTGTTGCCGATGCTCACCGCTTCCGTCCCCCTAGTGACACGCATCGCGGGGTTGGCGCGGTTGTAAAAGTAGCTGTGTCGTTCGGGATCAAACCCGACCTGTGTCCACTCTGCGCCGGTCACGTCTGGGATGACAGTTGTGGAAGCTACCGCACCTCTGGCGCGTGCGAAGGAGGACTTGTTGCCTCTGCCACCCTTAACGCCCGTAGCTATGTTGATCTTCTTTGTGTCTTTACCTTCAATAAATTCGACTTTGCCCAGTTCCCCAAAGCCGGTTAGGTGAACAAACGAATCGTGTCCGACAACGGCTGTTTTGCCGTCAGCCGTCCCGTGGAAAGTGACAACGTATTCTCCAGTCTTGTTGTAGGCGGGTATATCAATCCTCACATCAATCACCTCGCCGACGATTGTTTGCCCGCTGTCCTGCCTGTCGAAATAGGCTTGCGCCCTTTTTGCGCCATCAGCTTTCAGCGCACTTAAAATCTGACCCCTCGACAGCAGCGTCTCCATTGTCGGCTGCGGGTAATCTTTTGCGATAGCCTTAAACTCGTCTATCGCTGCGTTCAGCTCGTTCCAGTCGGCGCGTGTTTGCTTGCTTGCTTGGTATTTTCTCTGTGCCTCGACCAGTCCGGCGACTCGATCCGGCCGAATGTTCGGGTCGGCAGCTGAAGCAATCTTGACGGCCGCTATAAAATTCTGTGGGTTCTGGGCGGACTCAACTAGCAGAGCTAATAGCTCTGGGTTGGTGTCGGCTGCTTTTCGCAGTTTTGCTACCATACTGCTTTTAATCTGCGAGGCTCTGCCTTCAGACACGTTCAGCTGCCCAGCAAATGTTCTATTGTCGGTGTTCAAGAGGAACGACTGCACGGCCACCCTCTCTTGCACCGTGAGGCCGATCTCGTCATTGTAAGAGACGATGGTGCTATACATACTTTCACCAGCTGGAGTGAATGTGGCGGGTTCGACGCCCTCGTCTTTCAGCGTGTCTGCCGACGTGAAGGCAATATCTTTGCCGCGCTTCTCTGTGCCGAACTCGGACTGTGCGAGATTTATGGCTTTACGGGTGGCCACCGTCCAGAAGTAGGCGGAGGGAGGAACGTCCGCGTTCCTAAAATCGTCATCCGAGTTGTATCGCTTCAACCAAGCATCGTATGTTTCGTCAACAACCCTAGCCCCGTAGTCTTGCCCTCGTTCCGTGGCAAGCCATTTGCCGCTTTCCGTGTGCGAAAACTTGGCAACCGCCTCAACAATGCGGGAGTAGGCCGTCTCTTGATCTTTCGCCTTCTTCCCGACCGACTGCTTGCGGGCAGCTTTCTCGTCTTTGAGGCGCTGCTTTGTTTCGGCGGTGGTAGTCTCCTTCGACTCAAGCCGGTAGGTTCGTTCTAGGAAAGATTCAACATTCGCAACGTGCGCTTGCAGCGGGCCAGACAGACCTATACGGCTGAACATACGGCTGAAGATGTCCAGCAGTTTGCGTATTGGTTTTCCTCGGTAAGACTCCTCGGTGATCGTCTTCGTGTGGCGCTTCTGGATTAGCTGGCGAACAAACTCCTGCGCCATATGGACGCCATCAATGAAATCGTTTCCGTACAGAACTCGTGCAGCTGCCTTCTCGTCAGCTGTCATATTGTTGTAGATGTCGTTGTATTTGCTCTCGATAAACGAGCGCACGTCAACTGTCGGACTCAACTGTCCGCTGGTGATAAGGCGGGCGTATTCTGCGCGTAACGCCTGACCATCCAGATTGTGGATCAGCTCCTCCTCGAGCGCCTTCTCTAGCGAGAACTTCTTGTTGCTCGTGCTGGACATCAGCTTCTCGATGTCAACGAGGATCGCGTCCGTCACACCAGAACGTGCGATACTTGCCACACCGGCCCCTCCAGCCAACTTGGTCAGCTGGATTTCTGACAGGTTGAGAAGTGTGCCAAACCGTTTTGAAATCTTTACAAGAGCAGCTTCAACTTGTTTCAGCAGCGCAGGCTCCATCTGCTGTGCGGTTATGGAAGGACGCGCTGCGCTTGCCACACCGCTGATACCGCTCGAGCGATTGACAACCTTAATCTCGGTGTCGCCAATCTTCATCGTTGTGACTGGCTCCGGCTCTGGTTCGGTCGGCGCTGGTTCGACAGCAACATCCTCGAACGTGCTTTGCATCGAAGCGAGATCAGCCTGTGTGGCAGGAGTGGCTCGCTCTGTTCCAAGCAGATCGGCAATCTGATTGTCAATCTGCACAACTGATTGGACAAAATTATCCTGCTGCTGCGGGTCTTTGATGCCGTAGCTGTCGGCCACAAGGTTGGCTTTGCGCTCCAGCAGACGGTTAAGGACGGTGCGGTCTGTGGGGGTTAGGCTTGTTCCTTCCAGCTGTTCCTCGGCCAGTTGCCCCAGCTGTTGCGAGTTTCTTGGGGCGCGGGTGTCTCTACCGCGAAGGGCGGGAGGAACACCGGCCTCGTCCTCTGCGGCAGTTCTTTCCGTGTCCGCCTCCCTCTCCAGACCGAGACGCATCTCGGTGTCGGATGTGATGACATCTGCTTGCAACTTCGCAGAGATCAGCTCGGCTTCCAACTGTGCTCGATCTCGCTCTACCTTTATCTCCGCCGCTCTAGCTTCCGCCTCGTCTTGAATCTTACGGCTTTCGCCCAGCTCCGAGAAAGGCGTCTTTGCGGATTGCCGACGTATCTGTTCAGCTTTGTTGAGGAACTCGCGAATGCCAGCACCCTCTGGTGCATAGCGCAGTTCGTTTACCATCTCCTGTGTGATATTCAGACCGCTGTACTTCAAGTCTTCAACCGTGATACCCAGCTTCTCCGCAATAAATTGCTTGTCTTCGTCGCTAATAACTTCCGGCGTTGTGGCCAGCTCGGCTTCAGCTGTGCGCTGTTTAGCCAAGTCCAGCTGGCTTTGGTACAGATCGTCCAGCTTGCCCAACTCTGACAGCTTTTTGGTAAATTCTTTGTATCGCTTTATCCGCGCTTGCGTTTTCTTCGACACAGCTTTAAGGGCCATCTCCCGAGCCGCATCGCGGGCCTGTTCTTCAGACTCAAAAGCGCCAACCACCTCGCCTTTGCGAAGAACAGCCCACTCTTCAAATTCTGGATGCTTCTCAACTTCAAATTGCGACAACTCATTGTACGCTTCCTGCTCCTCAATAAAGCGATCCACCGTTGCTTGGTCGGCGTGCCGCAAGCCGGACGGAACCGTTGAATCGTCTGGCCCAACGGAATCCTCGTAGCGATCCCACCAGAGGGGGAGCGTTCCTTTTTCCTGTGCATCTTGAACAACTTTCTCTCGTCCGCTCTCTGGGAACACGGGCTTTGTCTCGCCTTCCGCTGGCAGAGGAATAGCCAAAGGTTCCAGAGAGCCGACCTCTTCCCCTTCCGGCAGCACAAGTGATGCTGCGTTTCTCGCGTCAAGCCTCGCAGCTGTGGCTGGAGCGACAGATCGTATCGTCTCTCGACGTGCAGCTTCGCGTGCGGCGGCTGTCACGTCATCGTGCGTGTCCAGCTTTTGAGCCATACCCAAGCCACCGCCCAAGCCAGCCCCGACAACCCAAGACTTCCACGCTTCCTGACCAGCTTGTTCAAGAGTCACGGTTGGGTCGAAAGAGTTTCTTGCGATAAAGTATTCGCCGATAAAGTTGGCCGGAGCCTCCTCAATCGTTCCCTCGATAAGCGCACCTTTCGTGGCCGCTTTGAGCTTTAGGCCGAGTTTGCCAGAGAGAGTCTTGACGCCATCACGAAATCCGGCCGAACGAACCGCCGTGCGAAGCGCCTCGATGTCGGTGGCCCCTGTTTTTTTGGCCAGCATCCCTCCAGCCTTTGTCAGCAGCATATCAACTGATGCCTGACCTAAAGCCGGAATCATTGCCGACTGCGCAGCCTCCTCGGCGGACAGCCCTTGTTCCTCGTAGGCGCTTCTTGCCCGATGATAGGTTGCTCCAAACGACTGAAGGCCAACTGTTGGGATAGCTGCGCCAACCCCAAGCGGGCCGGTGGCGATGATCGGAAGCAAGCTGGCTGCACCAGAGCCGAAAGCCACACCCCAGCTTTCTGGGTCAGCACCACGGTCAAATTTTAGGTCGCCGACGTTAACATTTACATCTCCTACTAGGGGAACATCAAAACCAAATAACCCTTGGGAAAATTGTGATAAGGTGTTATCCCCCTCAAGCCCTTTGGCATATTCGCCAGTTTCCAGAACAGCTGCTCCCATCTTCGCTGACTGGTCTGCCATCCCAGCCAAGATGTCCGCTGCGCCGTCCCGCATCGACTTGGCTGTTTCTGGGGCGAACAGTTTCATCCCCAGCTGCAACGGGGATAAATCTGACAGCGACATATCGCCAACTATCGGCCTGTGGTATGCCTCACCAGCGCCGTACATAAACGTGCCGATGTTGTAGATGCCGCTTACAAAACCTTTGCCTAAATTTTCACCAAAGCCAGCTTCGCTCTCTGGCTCAACTGGTGGGGGTTGGGGTCGTTCCGTGGCAACTCCCGCAGTAGGTCGGCTTTCCCAGCCGTCCTCCCACGGGTTTACAGCTGCGCTAGTGCTTCCACTACTCTCCCACCCGTCTTCCCAAGGATTTTTTGGCATTATTGAACTTTCAACCAGCTGGTTTTCTTTGAGGCATCACCGCCAACATATACAACGACGTTACCGTTCGCGTCCTCCTTCTTATCTCCGATGTACAGCAACGCAATTACGCTTCCGTCTATGTCTTTTTTAACCCCGTCGGGAGGGAACTCTCGCTGTATGATTGCGTTGATATTGTTCGGGTCTACTTCTCCGTCATCCGTGAGTTTTTGCCGCCTCTTTCTGGCTTCGTCTTTTATTTTGACACCCCTCTCAAGCGCCGTCTTGGCGGTGTAGGATTGCGCCTTTCTGTTAATAGCGTCCTTTGTGGTATAGGTCTTCGACGCTCCTCCAGATGGATGCGTTGTTGTGCTGGTCATCACAAGTGTTGAGCGTGGTTGGATCGCAGCGCGAAACCTATCTTCATCTAGCTTACCTGTGTCTGGGTTGAAAAAGTGTTCCAGTTTAACGTCTTGAATATCGACTTCCCGAACGCCCATCTCGTAAGCAATCTTTGAGGCTGTTGTTAGCGCCCTATTTTTTTGTGCGCTCTCTAAACTCATATCCCGTGCTAACGGTTCCCTAGCCTGCCAATCAGCAGCAAGGCCGTAGTTGTCTATCAGATCGTTCTTGTCCTCCACATCTGCAACGTGGCGCAGATAGTCGCGGTCGTTTTGGCGCGAACTCAAATACCCTTGGTGTGCGGTGAAGGCGTCTTGCTGGTGCTTGCCGTGCAGCCCTGCGGGTGGTTGCGGTAGCTTGGTGAAACCCTCATTATTAGCAGCGTCAGCAAGCTGCTCTTTATATGTCTTTAGCGCATCCAGTTGGAACGTGGTCTCGTTGTCATCGGTTTTTTGCTGGGTGTAGTCATAGTCCAGCTGTTTGTTCAGAAGGTTCAGCCGAGACATATTCGCGTCAGCTTGCCTCTCACTAATGTCCAGCTGGCGGTTTGTCTGCGCTGCACGCTCGGCGAGGTTGGTGTGCCGCACTCGTTGATCCGAGACGCGCAGTCCCAGCTCTGCTCCTTTGTAAAATTCGTCCATTTGTCCCATAACTATAAATTCTTTTTACCAGCCGGGTGGTAGTGTCGAAGGTCTTGTGCCGTAGGCTGCCCCGCCGCCCCCCGAGAATCTGTGCATTGTTTGATTAGCTGGCCCAGCTACCGTAGCTGGCGATCCAGTTCCTCCAAACATACTGCCGATCATTCCGCCAATGCCTCCGCCGCCGCCACCGCCTCCAAACATACCGCCAGCCATCATACCTCCAACACCCTGTAAAGCCCCGCCCAGCTTATTGCCGAAGCTGTTCGCAGCTTTGGCCTTGGCCATCGCGATTGCGTTCTTATGCGCGTAGCGGTTCTCGCCTATAGCGTTCTGTGTCCATTGAGCTGGGTTGACATACGACGCGCCAACGCTCATCGGGTTCGCGACAGCTGTGCTACGCACGGTGGACAGGAAAGGATTGAGCGCACCCAACCCGCTTTGCGTCATCTGCATCTGGCTCAACCCGAGGTCGCGTGCCACGAGGTTGCGTCCAGCTTGACTACCACCCATACCACCAGCCATACCCCCTTCGGCAGCTCGGCGCATTATCATCCCTTGGTCTGCCATCGGCAGTTCGCCACGGATCATACTGCCAATCGCACTACCAGCTCCGCCAATCAGCTTGCCATAACCGGGCATAGCTTTCTCCAGATTGGCCATCAGTATGTCTTGGTCAGCTGCGCTGGTCTGTGCAGCCAGCTGCTTTGATTTGTCAAAGCTCGCCAAGTTACTGGAGATTGATGCCTCTTGCTCCTTCGCTTGGTCTACTTTTTTGTACTTGGGAACTTTCGCGCCTTTTTTCATTAGCCCGCCAATAACCCCCATTGCTGCTCCGATTCCTATCATATTGTTATATTACGCTTTCAATTCCCCCACCGCCGTGGGTGTTTAAGTTGGTCATTTGTAAAACTGGAACAACCCCGTCACCCATATGGTTGGCGAGTTGATTCTGTAATGATTCAATTGCCAAATTGCGGTACTCGGTGGCTGCTCCAAAGTCTCTGTTCTCCTCCAGCTTGATTGCGACAGCCATATTCTTTATGGCGTACAGATCGCTAACCATCAGCACGTCCGTGTCGTTGACGGCGTTGATAAAACGCAGCTTGGCTATGACTGTAACGGCGACTTTCTTGTCTTCTCCGTCCTCACAACCAGCCGCCCCGCCGAGGCTGGGGATCAGAGATCGGCGGTAGCTGGGCAAAGTTTCGTCTGGCTCGTAAGTGGCAATGTCAACAAGTGTGGGGGTAGCGGCGGTCAGCTCGTACATCTGGACATTCCCTTCGGTCGTGTCTTTCAGCACGCCTGTGATGCTTTTGAAGCTGGTGCTTGTGTCAGCGTAACCGTTTACGAGCGTCACTATCTCCCCGTCTTGGTATGTGGCCCCAGCTCCGCTTCCGCTTTTTAGCGTCCTCACCCAATTGTCGTTGCTGTCATAGCCTTGAACGGTGATTTTCTTACCAGCGTCAGCTTCGAGGAATGCGTAAATTCTTACCGGCTTACCAGCCCCGCTCATATCTTTATGCGTGGGCGACTCACCCCTATCAAGCAGCTGGTATCCAACATTGTCCTTATTGTCCAGCAGGCCGTAGCCGCTTTCGACAAACTCAAACCAGCCGTTGCGAACTACACCAACATTCTCTGATACAGCTACCGTCTCGATAGTCTCGATCTGGCGGGGCCACGCGATGCACCCGCTGGTCGCGCAGATGTTGAACCGTCCGTATGTTCCCTTCCACTTTCCGCTCTCGACAAGACGCCGTTGCGCCTCGTTGATGTACTCGGTAGTACGGGCGTCGGTGGCGCAAAGATTGAGATGCTTTGCAATGCGTGTCTTTGCTGTGCCGAGATTAACCTTCATTAGACGGTGTAATAAATCCTAGATGTGCGCTTAATAAAGTAGACGCCGTAGTAGGGCGGGAGGTTGGTGAATGATTCTGACGTTTGGCTGGAGCCAGCTGCAATCATTCCGTTGACTGTCTTTGACCCAGATATGAAATGGCCTTCTCCGGCGTTTTGTGCGCCCCCTGTGTTTTTAAGGGGGCTTTCGGTGTATTTAAGATCGTGGGTGTGTGGCGGTAAATTCTTTTCTTCCAGCGTTGTGTCCTTTTCGCCGCCCGTATCTGTTACCGCAGCAGCAAAATCGCCAACACCAACCGGGAACCTCGCAGACATATCTGTGTCTACTGTCCAGAACGGCCCCGCCATATCCTTTGCTGTGCCGCTCTCGCCGCCGTCGTATGTTTCCAGCGCAACCTCTGACCCGACCCACATCTGTCTCACATTACCGCCCGCCGGAATGGAGTGCTTTGAAACCCATTCGCCGTCTACAAAAGAATATAGCCGATCTGGCTTCCCCCCTATTGTCCTTATCCACGGGCGGTCTTGATCGTCCACGGCGGGCGTTGAGTCGCCGTAGTTAAACAAGCTGTAACCACCCGCGACGTAGGCGGTGGTGTTGTTTATGAACGTGTTGTAAAGCTGCTGTATGCTTTCAAAGCACGTCTCGGTCGGGACTGAACCCGCTTGGAGAATTACTTGCTGGTTAGATGCCATATCCTAAAGTTCTTTCTGTGTGTCGTTGCAGCTGCCCGTGATGCTGTAAGTGTACCGCGTGTTCGCGCTCGCACTGGCGCAGCTGATTATTAGTTCTGTGTAAGTAATGTTCATAAATTATACGCAATCGCCCACCGTACCACAGTCACCATACGGCTCTTCCACGATTGGGTAGGCGTGCAGTCTGAAAGTCTTTATTCGTGCGTGGCCAACCCACTCGATGCGTGAGGAGAACTCGTAACCGTTTCGCATTGGCACACCGTTAGTAGCCTCACAATCGTCAGCTGGTTGTGGTAGCCGCATTCTTGATCGGTACTGTGGCTTGTAATTCTTTAGTGTGAGGCACGAACCAGCGACAGGGTTGCACGTCTCCGCTTTCGCGCACTCTGTCCAGCTGTTCCAATCCACCCAAGCTGGGTACTGGTTTGGCTTGTAGCGAATAGTGAAGTCCACCTCGCCACGAAGGTCATCGACCCACATCTCCCCGTACTCAAGCTGCTTCATCTCGAGCGGGTTTTCAAAGCTGTAGCTGGGTGTTTCGATATAGCAACCGATGCGGCTACTGTCCGCGTCCTTTATCCCGTCTTTTGTCAGCTCCCACAGCTGGATGTTGCAGCTGCTATTCAAGTGGAATACGAAACACCGTTCCTCCGCCTTGATCTCGGCGGTAAGTATTTGCAAGAAGTTCAACCCTGTCCAAAGACCCTCCCAAGCTGGCGGCATCTTATCGCCCGTTCCTCCAACGGTGTCAAAGTCAAGTGGGGCAATGCCCCGAAAATACACCCCTTGCGATGTGTTCTGCGGCGTGACCGTTGTGAGCAGGCGGTTATCGAAAAGAACAACGCTGGTGCGCTGCGCTATCTCGTGATCCTTCTCATCGCGCAGTACCGGCCCGATCTCGCGACTCACGGGAATCTGCCCGTACTCCTGCCACTCGCGGCGGCTGGAGATGTAGCTGCGTATTCCGTCTGGCGCACGGTAGAACATATCACCGTTGACCAAAGCGCAGCTGCGGTCGCTGACGGAGCCGTAGTTGATTGCCACGATACGGACTGTGGGATACTCCAGATTCTTCCAGCTGTCGCGGCTGGTCGGCACGTTGACAGCAAACACAGCGCGAGACGTGTGAACCAGCAGCTCGCCTTGTCCGAGGCTTGAGTCTGGCTGGTTCATAAACCGCATTGCCGTGATGTCGCCGGTATCCAGCGGGACAGCGAACGCGCCGCCCTCTGCGATGTAGGTGTTCTCTGTAAATTTAATAACGTCGGTCGGGCCACCAACGATGTCGCCAGCAACAAACTCACGCCCACGCGCTACCCACAACCGACCATTCCCGTAGGCCATCACTTTGCCGGTGGGAACCTCGTCGCCGGACGGGTTGGCTCTGCGGGAGGTTGCGCCGTCAAAGATGATAGCGGCTGACTCACCGTTTTGTATGATGAGATAATGCTCGGCCTGCTGGAAGTAGGACACCTCGATGTCCGATGCGTTCGGATCGTAGATAGTCTCCCCAAGGCTGTTAACACCGTTGGTTGGGGTGATGTCCTGCACCATCCCCGTCTCCGTGTTGATCTTATAGATGTGGCCACCTATGGAGGTGACTAGGTAACTGTTTTTCCCGTGGTTATAGCTGTACGCACCTTGGAACCGATCTGCCTCGAAGGCTGTCTTTATCCTTTCATCCGACTCGTCGATGGTGGCCAGCTCGAACATCGTGGTGGACACCTCGCCTGTGCCAGTTGACCCCGTGTCGCCAACTGCTAAAATCTCAACAAGATGCGTGCCTCCATCTAGGTCAATGTTTGCTTGGCTGGACGAGTTTGTGATTATCCTCAACTCCCCGCCGTTCAAATTGATTGTATAAGTTTTGACCCCACTTTCAACCACTTGCTGGTCGCCAGCTGCGTTTGTTAGATACCAGTCGTTTGAGTTTGCGAAGTTAGAACCGGCTTCCAGTTTGATTGTAACTATATCAAGATTGTTTGGGTTCAACCATTTAATACCAATGCCAGATGCGTACACGTTGGGGCCGGTCGATACCTTATTAGACATATCCAGCACATTGCTGGCAAGTACGCCAACGTCTAACTGATCCGCCATAGCTGACCCTACCGACTCCCAATCATCATATGCTGCGTTAAATGCCGCCTTGTCCGCAGCGGCTATACCCCAGCTTGCAGCGTTAGTCTCGTTGTTCTGGTTGCCATCGACTGCTCCTCCACCGCTGGTTGCACCCCAGCTTGTTGGGGTTGTTCCTGTCGCTGTAAAAACAGTTCCAACATTATTATTAGCTGCCCCAATGTTGGTGACATCAAAGCTTGTGCCGGTTTTTGTGATCTTATATTTCTTACCGACAACAAGCGTTCCGCCGCTAATCAGCTTGAACGATCTGTCGAACTCAAGAGGAATGTTAACGAAGGAGGGGCGCGTCTTTGCGTAGCCGCCGCGCATTGTCACGTTGCCAGCGAAGGAGGCTTGGTTGCGGGCCAGCAAACTAGGCGACCGACCAGCGTCCACCCCGCGTTCCAGCGTAAGGAACCCGTCGCTAATCCGCTGGCGGTCGATTACTGGCATTAGGCGAAGATGGCAAAAGTAAACTCTTTGGTCGTGGCTGTGGCGGGTAACTGAACAGTCATCGCCGACGTGGTAATCGAGGCGACATATAAGCCAACGCCGTTGGCGTCATTTGGTGTCAGTATAGCCTTTGGGAACGATGAGGTTATGCTCGTGGTGAAATTAACCGTAACAACGTGTGTGCTCAACGTAGGCACTCCCGCACAGTTCGTGGGTGTTCCGCTGTAAGCTACAGAGGGACTGCCCGAGGTTGTGTAGATCACACGCCCCATCGCCTCCATATTAACATCGCTGGCAGTGACGGTGGCCCATTGCGGAGCGTTTGACCCCCCTTGCTCAAGCCGCTGCCCTGTGGCTCCCTTTGCCAGCTTAACCCACGCGCTGCCGTTCCAGTAGGCTATGTCTCCAGCTGCCCCGCCTGCGTTAGCTATGCCCGCCAGAGGCAACTGGCCGCTGGTTGTGACAGTGTTAAGCGCGAGTGTGCCGCCAAGATCACTGTACTGGACAGTATCCCACTCTAGCCCAGTTGCGGCGCTGCTGTTCGCCCCGAGGAACTTGTTGTTGGCCCCAACTGACAAGGCGATATTCTGGGTGCTGTAGGTGGCCAGACCTCCTTTAGCGAGTGTTACTAGGCTTGACCCAGACGTGCCGGTCGAGCCGGTATCACCCTTAACTCCAGCGGCGCTGATAGTGTTTGAGGCGGTGACGGTAGTCCCGACAGCCACGTTCGTCGGTGTTGCGTAGAGGTTTTTGACCGTGATTGATGTGGCAGACGCTTTAGCTGTAACCTCAAAATAACCACCACCGCTCACATACAAAGTCTGACCGACAGACATCCAGCTTGAGTCTCCCACCGTGACCGCAACCGTCGAGTTGACGGCTGGCGTTACGAAGTCTGCACTAACCGTTGTGTAGGCGCTTGACCCATTCGTACCGTTTGATCCAGCTGCGCCAGCTGCGCCAGTTGCGCCAGCTACGTTTGTGGTGGAAGTGGCACAAGTTGTTTCGCAGCAGTCGGTGTTTTGATTTAAGGTAATAGCCATCGTTTGACAGTTAGCAAAAGTTGTGAGGTATATCCCCCGTAGGGGGAGTATAGCCTCACTATACCTTCTTATTGTCAAACGGTTTGATTAAGCACAAATATGGCTTGGCGTTTGACGTGCAACTAAACGAGATCGAGTTGGAGTTGTACGCATTCAGAATCAACCACTCGCCGGATCGTGGTGGGCTGGGTGCATTCCGCCACTTTAAGAACGTGGTCGCTCACCTGTGGCCAAAGATGATCTGGAATCCGTGGTTGGAGAAGCAGATCGAGAGCCTCTGCGAGAACCAATGGGTGTGCTGGGCGGGGTGCGGTGCAAGCGGGAAGACCTACGCTGCAAGCCTTTACTCTATGGTTTATTTCCTAGCTGCCCCGCTCCAGACCTCGATCATCCTCACCTCCACCACCGCAAAGATGATACGGAAGAGGGCGTGGCCGGTCATCCAAGACCTTTACCGAACGTGCAAGGGCGGCTACCCCTCACATATGGTGGACAGCAAGACCACTTTGCAGGCGATTCGTGGCGACGATAAGCACGCGATATTCGCCATCCCCGTGCTGGACGGGGCCACCTCGAAGGCGGTTGCCAACATACAAGGCATACGATCCCCGCGAACTATGGTGATTGTAGACGAAGCCACCGACACGCCCGAGGCGGCGTTCGAGGCGTGCTCAAACCTCCAGAAGGGAACCACCGAGTTCAAGTTTCTGGCAATAGGGAACCCACACAGCAAGTTCGACCAGCACGGACGGTTCGCCACCCCAAAGAGCGGGTGGTCGGGTATCAGTATTGAGGATGAGGAGTGGGAGACAGAGCGCGGTGTGTGCCTACGCTTCGACGGGTTGAGGTCGCCTAACGTGCTGGCGGGTAAAACGAAGTACAGCTTCCTCATATCGGACGATCAAGTGAGGCAGGCGCAGAAGTATGACGGCGAGGATAGCCCCAAGTTCTGGAAGTACACGAGAGGGATGTGGTCGCCCGAGGGGGTGTGCAAAACGGTGTTAAGCGAAAACTTGGTCGAGAAGTATAGAGTGATGTTTCCTGCTGTTTTTGTGAAAAAGAGCCACATGATGGCCGGTTTAGACCCTGCTTTTAACGGGGGCGACAGGTGCGTCATCCAGCTGGGACGTTACGGAGACTTTGAAAACGGGAAGATGGGCATATCGCTGGAAAAAAACGAGATCATCCAGATTGACGCGAAAAGCAGCGAGCCGGTTCACTTCCAGATTGCCAGCCGAGTGCAGGCCATCTGTGAGGAGAACAATGTCAAGCCGCAGCACCTAGCCATAGACGCCACCGGCGAGGGAGGAGGGCTGTGCGATATACTGGCCAAGACGTGGAACCCGTCCATCCAGCGGGTGGAGTTCGGGGGGAAAGCCAGCGACCGCCCCGTCAGCCCCGAGGATCACCGCAAGAGCAGCGAGGTGTATGCCAACAAAGTGACCGAGCTTTGGTTCAGCGTGCGCCAATGGGTTATCAATGAGCAGCTGCGTGGAATGCACCACGAGGCGGTGATCGAGTTCTGTGCAAGGGTGTTCGACGATAAAAAACGTATGACAATCATCGAAAGAAAGGTTGATATGAAGGCTCGCACCGGCAAGTCGCCAGACTTTGCGGACGCGATCACGCTGGTAGTGGAGATGGCCCGCAGGCTAGGCGGGTATGCCTCGGCAACACGCCAACGCGGCGGGGTGTCCAGCTGGGATCAGATGGTTAAGGATTGTGACAGTATTTATCACGATACATTCGCTGTAGTGTGAAACAAAAAAGGTTGTCGTGGTCGGTTTATGAAAAGGTTGGCTAGTGCTGGCAAGGGTTTCACCTTGATTGAGTTGCTGGTGGTGATTGCAATTATAGCGATCTTGGCGGCGTTGTTATTGCCGTCGTTAGCGTCAGCGCGTCAGACGGGGTGGCAGGCACAATGCCTTAACAACCACAGGCAGCTAAATTTGGCTATGACCGAGTTCGCTGGCGACCATCACGACAGGTTCACATACGCATCGGCGTGGCACAATGAACCGAGCGCAAGATGGGCTTGGGTGGCAGACTCAATGAGTGGCTCAAGCGCGTGGTCAACTTGGGCGCAAACTGATAGGGCGCTGTTCTGGAGTCCGCTAAAACCCTACACGGGAATGCGGATATTTAGATGCCCCGGTGATAAGTCCACCGTCAAGTGGACGGGCCGGTGGGAGGCAGTTGACCCAGAAGAAAACGACAAGACATTTAATCAGCAACTTCGTCCGCGCAGTTACTCAATGAATATATTCGTTGGTGGCTGGAGCGGCTGGCCTTTCTTGTACGACTCACAATTCAAGACGCATCATCTTTATTCTGACGTTGCCTCTCCAAGCCGGTTGTTCAGTTTCATTGAGATGCCAGCCGCCAGTATTAACTCTGGTAATTTCCGAGTCGTACCACTCACGCCGAGGGGCGACGAGATGTTCTCCCAAGATTGGCCGGGAATTTACCACAATGGGGGCAGCGTAGTTTCGTTTGTCGATAGTCACGTTGAATTTAGGAGATGGCTTGAGGAGGACACCAAGTATATTCCGCTGGGAGCTGGTTCACCAACTTCAATGGATTCCCGAATGGTTTCAAAGGACAACCGCGATCTGGCGTGGTTGCGGGATCGCGCCACGGTGTCTGACCCTAACACGCACGAATGGTTTGCCTTTATGGGGGGTATCGGGAGATACCACCGAGATGGCAATGTGCGCACAGTCGGCGGCAAAAAGTATGTTTCTTGGGCGTGGTTTTGGAACAACAGCTGGTGAGTTGTGGCTGTATTCTAGTGGTGGCAAAGTATGAAAAAGCTGGTTGAAACAAGTGTTGTGCCTCCTAACGGGTACGGCTACGAGCAAGAGGAGACGGGCATCAAGCTGACAGCTAACAACTTTGGCCAGCTGGTGGTGAGGGTGGCTGACCATAGGCGGGCCAACAATCTGCCTATCCCTTTCAACATCGCCGACATTGTTGAGGCCCAAGTCTGCGAGAACAGGCCAGAGCTGTGCGAGGGGTATGTTCCAAAGCCACCGCCGAACCAGAAGCTAACGCTTAATCTGGCTGTGCGCCTCACTCGGACGCTCTTTGCTGCGGGAGGAAAGAGGGTGGAAGATCAAGCCGAAGCCGACCAGCGGGCGGCAATCTGCGCGATGTGTCCCGACAATATCGAGCCGGAGGGGTGTACCGGCTGCGGCAACAGCATCATCAAGAAGACTATCGAGTTTATTGTTGGTGGCAGGAAAACATTGTATGACAGCACCCTTAAATCGTGCAAGCATTGCGGTTGCTTTAACGCGGCACAGGTTTGGTTGCCGCTCGATGCGCTACAAAAGACGATTACTGACAGCGAGAATGAGGCTTTGCCAGATCATTGCTGGAAACGAATATACAAATGAACAACAACTCTCTGCCGCTTGACAACATAGACGAAAGCGGTACGCCACCGAAAGCCAGACTCTCCTCCGCAGAGGCCGTGGTTGATCTGGTGAAAATGCTGGCCCGAGCCGACCAAGACCGTAGCCGCGTGAGGGCGAAGGTGAAAGGGATTGTGGACGGCAACCCGCCGTACAGCTCGGCGCAGCTCAAGCGTACCGGCCAATCGTACCGCACCAATGTCAACTTTAGGGAGGCCGAGGCTTTCTTCGCGATTGCGCTCACCGCCTTTTATGACGTATTCAGCGAAACCCCCACCTACGCCACCGTCAAGACCAACGTCGGGACGGACGCCGAGCGGGTACAGTATAGCCGAGTGTTGACCGAGGAGTTTGACCGGCTACAGAAGAACGACAGAGAGTTTGATTACACGATGCAGCTCTCGCAGCACGAGATGGTGCTGTTCGGGTCTGGGCCGCTGACGTTCGAGAACCCCACCAGCTGGAAAGCCAGAGCGATCAAGTCGGGCGATCTTCTGCTACCAGAGAACACCCGCAGTAACCCGAGCGATTGGGAGGTTGCGGTCGTTCGTCGGCGCTACCAAGCGCACGAGATTTATGCGTACATTCGTGACACGAAGGCAGCCACCACGGTGGGCTGGGACGTGGAGGCGACCCGCAAAGCCATCATCCAGTCGGGGCCGGAAAGCTATCAGCGCCACGGTAACTGGGAGTGGCATCAGCAAAAAATCAGAAACAACGATCTACACTACTCTGCCCAATGCAGCTTGATTAGTGCCGCCCACGTTTATGTGCGGGAATACCCGCAGGCCGACGAGGCGGAGGGAAAGATCAGCTGCTACATTGTGCAAGAGGACGGGAAGGATTTCCTCTACAAGCACGTCGGCAAGTACGACAGCTGGGATCAAGTGATGCACCCGATGTACTACGACAAGGGCGACGGCCAGCATCACAGCGTCAAGGGGTTGGGCGTGAAGATGTACCCCATCATTGAGCTGAAGAACCGGCAGAAGTGTCATATGATTGACGTAGCAGCGACCGCGTCATCTATGCAACTGCAAGCCGAGACGCCCGAGGCGATGCAGAAGGCAAGCGTTGTTCAGATGGGGCCATACTCCATCCTACCAGCCGGTTATCGTGTTGTGCAGAGGCAATTCTCCGGCATTGTGGATGCACCGATGGCGGTGGATCGCGAGCTGGAAGGTGTGATGCAGTCCAACCTCTCGCAGTACAGACAGCGCCTAGACAAGCCGCAAGGGAATCCAAAGACAGCGACCGAAGTTCAAGCAATTGTGCAGCAGGCCAGCGTGTTGGGTAAAACGCAGATCGCCCGATACTACCAACAGCTGGATCACTTTTTTTCCGAGCGATATAGACGGGCGGCGAACCCTAACGTGACGGATGCGGAGGCGGTTGAGTTTCAGAAAAGATGTGTGGGGCGTGGTGTGCCGAAGGAGGCACTCACCAACCTCGACTATGTTCAAGCCTCGCGCAACTACGGCCAAGGGTCGGCATTCCTTCGGATGCAGACAATCTCCGGCCTAATGCAAATAGCTGGACAGCTGCCCGAGTCTGGGCGGGACGCTTTGTTGCGGGACTACATTGCCGCGCTGGCAGGCCAACAGCAAGTGGGCCGCTATATGGTGGGGCCGGAGCAGGATATTTACGCCAAAGACCAAATTGCGGAGGCGAACATTGAGAACGCCGTTATGCAAATGGGAAACCCAGTCATCATTACCGACTCGCACAACCACTCGCTGCACGCCCAAACACATCTAGCAAAAGGTACAGAAATGGCGCAGGCGATCCAGCAGGGGGGCGATCCGGCATCTGCTGCACAGTTTTTCAGTTTGCTGATCCCGCACACCGAGGAGCACCTCGGTATGTTGGGGGCTGACGATTCTCGCAAGGACGAGGTGAAACAGCTGGGCGAGCAGCTGCAAGAGTTGTCTGGTTTCGCCAACGAGGTGGCCAACCAAGTGGCGCAGCAGATGGAGCAGGCTCAAGCCGCGCAGATGGAACAGCAAGCGCAGGCTGAAGCTGGGCCAGCGCCGGAGGAGCAGATGAAGATGGCCTCTATGGAGAGAGACGAGGCTCGCAAGGACGCCGCGCTGCAAGCAGAGATAGGCAGAAGCGAGGCGAAGATGAGGCAAGAGATGGCGCTGGCTGATGCTAAATCAGCCGCCGCTTTGTAAGTTAAGCAACTAGATGACACTAACAGAATGGACTGGCTCGTCTTCCGCAGTAGAGGAGGCGAGGGAGCTTATGGGTGGGGCAACCTTTCAAGCGATGAAAGAGGTGCTACGCGAGGAGTCGCCGATGGTGAGGGTTCCCCTACCGTTCGGCTCGTCGGCCACCGACTACGCCTACGCTCACGGGATGCAAAAGGGATATGAATTTTCGCTGAAGGTTCTGAAGGCAATGGGGCAAAGTACCCCAGAGATGCCGGAAGAGCCGGAGGCGACATTTAGCAGGAGCAATAGCAATGAGTGAAGACACACTAACCGAGGCAAGTCCGGCGGCAGTTAAGGGAAACCCTAGCTTGTTGGCGGAAACGAACGACAACATCACCAGTATGGCAGACGCTTTCAAGGAAGCGATGTCGAGTGATCCAGCCCCCGCTGCCGAGCCAGCTGAACCAGCACCCGCTGCCGACCCACCACCGGCGGAGGATAAGGCAGAGTCCAGATCGTCGAAGGACTTCAAGCTCATCAAGCAAGAGCGCGACGAAGCCCGCAGCCAGATCGAGGAGATACAAGGCAAAGTCTCCGAACTGGAGCTGAAGACTTCTACTACAGAGGAGTACGACAGCCTCAAGACGCAGTTCGACGAGTTGAGTGAGGCGTTGAGTGTCTCCAATCTGGAGCGACACCCAAAGTTTAAGGAACAGTTTACCAAGCCAATCAACGACCAGATCGAGCGTGCGCTGGTGTATGTGCCGGAGGAGCAGCGGTCGGAGATGATTAAGCTCTTAAAGCTGCCAGCTAGCCCGCGCCGTGCGGACGCGCTGGACGAGCTGACGGGCGACTTGCCCGCCTCACGGCAGGCATATCTCCAGAGTGCAATCAGCCGCATTGATGAGATTGCGCACCAACGGGATGAGAAGCTGGAAAGCAGCAAGTCCAGCTACGATCAGCTGGTGGCTGATGAGAAGGCTGGCAGCGAGGCGCAGTCTGCGGAGCGCAACAAAGCGCTGGAGCGTTCGTTTGGCACGATGTTGCGCGAGGCTCAAGAGAATATCCCGATCTACCAGACCCGCGAAGGGGATGAGGAGTGGAACTCTGGGGTCAAGGAGCGCGTCGGCTTGGCGAGGCGAATACTTATGGAGCAGAACAGCTTCGAGGATGCGGCAACTGCCGCCCTATGGGCCGCAAGCGGCGGGGCGCTGGTGGAACAGAACGCTGGACTGGTGGAACACAACCGCCGCCTTCAAGCGGAAGTCAACAAGTTGACAGGCGCAGAGCCAAGCACGGCGGGCATATCCGCAGACGGCAAGCCGAAGGCGGTGGAGAACAGCTCGTTCAGCGATAAAGTGATGGGCGAGCTGCGCGACTTGGGTATCCGAGGCGCAACGCGATAAGGCTTAATTGACGGTAATACGGGGCCGTGGATGGCGGCGTAACCTATTGGTTGCCTCAATCGCTGTCATTAGTTGCACCCCAGCTGGCTGCGTCTACGGGTAAGCCGGTTGCCGTCATTTTTTTTCAACAAACCGTTTGACGAAACCGGGAACTCGTTGCACAACAAAAACGCGCTGTGAGTTAGGCGCATAAATTTAGCTCACTTTTTAGCCTTATAGCGAGTGGCAATCGCACCGGCCCAATCGGGACTGGCCGACCGAACAAGAGGCGTATGCGCCCCCTTCCGTGTGGGAGTGTGGTGTTGCGTCATTAGTTAGAACCCTTTTAAGGAAAGGATTTATTATGGCTTGTTCAAATGTATTTGATGCTTTTGCGATTGCTACCGAAAATCTTTCGGATGAGGTTTTTCGCAATGCTTCTTATCGTTCTGTGTGGCTTAATGCTATTCCTCGCGGAACTTTTGAGACGGGTGTTGGAACCACCAAGACTACGTTCGCTATCGAGAATAGCGAACCAACGGATGACACGGAAACGTGGGCGGCAATCACCAACACCCAAGTGATTGGTGGTTCAGATGGCGGGGCCGGTGGCTCTTGTGCCAGCTCATACACCGATGTGGAAGTGGGCTACACCAGCCGCACTTATAACCCAGAGGAATTTGCCCTTCGCGGGCCAATTATCTGTAAGGATGATCTGATTTACGATCATAACGTGGACACGTTCCTTCGCGCCTATGTGGAGGAAATGACCAAGCGAGCGCAGCGCAGCTGGGAGAAACGCTACGAGAATCTCTATATGAAATTCGCGTCGAAAGTTCCAGCTGGCAACGGCTTGTCGATTGTGGACACAGAAGGAGAGGTTGAGGCGGTTGCCGTAGAGGCGGCCACTTCCACAGTCACGCAGCAGCTGCTTGACCAGCTGGCGGTTGATCTGATTGACCGTGGCGCGACTAACCCAGACAGCAATGGCTGGATTGGTTATGGCGAAGCTGGCCCCGTGTTTCCGCTCTTGATCGGGCTGGAAGCTAGTCAGCAGCTTGCGCTGCACGGCGAACTGCGGAACGACTTCCGTCACGCCGAATCGGGTAAAGGATCAGCTTCCGAGCTGATGAGCAGATTGGGTGCTACGCGGCAGATTAAAAACTTCCGCCACATCCCTAACCTTCGCCCAGCTAGGTTCTCCTATGCATCCGGCAAATACGTTCGCGTACCGCAGTATTTGATGAGTAGTGCCACGAAGGGCAAGAAGGCGGTATTGAACCCCTCTTGGCAGACAGCCGTTTATGAGGCTGCAATCATACTGAACCCATCGGTGTTCACCTCGGAGATTGTTCCGCCGGTAAACTCTGCTGGTGGTGTCAGCTGGAATCCCACCACCTATATGGGTGAGTGGAAATGGGTCACAGGCGGCAGCAAGATTCAAGCTGCGAACGCGGACTGTGAAGACCCGCTGGATAAGCTGGGTCGGCATTATGCCGAGTTCAAGCACGCTGCTAGGCCCGAGTTCCCGAACCACGGGATGACGGTTATATTCAAGCGTGCCTGCGGCCTGACGAATGACATCACGATAAGTGATGTCACCGCCTGCACCGTTTAAGGCGTAGTAGTTTATAGCTGGTGGCTCGCTCCGTTATGCGAGCGGGCTGCCAGTTTTTTTTAATTTAGATAAAGTTGAAGCAGTAGAAAACACTTTATGAACAATCCACAAATATATTCAGACGGAGTAGTTAACTCCATTCAAGACTCCCCCCTCCGCGTACAGAACAAGATACTTGGTGCGCTTAAAAATATGGGTGGGGCGGCAAGCACGATCAGTACAGACGATGTTATTGGCGTCACCGCGACAGCGGGGCAGGCGTTAGCGGCTAATGCGTCTCGAAAATTCCTTACCGTCCAAAACGTCGGAACCTCAAAGGTTTATATTCGGTTTGGGTCGGCCCCAACGATAGGAGCCACGCAGAATTTCTCTTATATTTTAGCGCCAGCGAGCGGGCAAGATGAGGGCGATGGTGGGGTGATGACATTAGAAGGCTACATCGGCTCTGTCTGGGTTGTGTGCGCCGCCGGTAAATCTTCCACAGTTACCGCAACCGACTTCAATTGATATGAGTGTAAAACTTACAAATCTTGGGGGCGCTGGCATCCGCTCTGGCGGCGTAACAGTCGAAAACGAGCCGATCATCAAATCCGATGGTGCTGGCGAGGTGATGCAATGGCAACCGTCTGACGGTGCGGCTGATGGTATTTTCATAGCAGAAGGTGGTTCTGCGGGTGATCCGTTGCGATTGGGTATTGGTGTCGCGTCACCGACAGTACCATTAGATGTAGCTGGTAATGTTAATATTTCAAGTGCTAGTTATGGGTATCAAATTCAAGGAACAAGCGTATTAGGTTATGCGGGTGGCAATGTTGTTGTTGGCGATCTTGGGGGTGGTGTTGCTTTAGAGTATATTGGTGCGTCCAAACTAACCACAACCGCAACGGGAATCACAGTCGGCAATCTGGACATTGGCCACGGTTTAAGTGGCAACGTGGAAAGCACGGCAGTTGGTTACACTGCGCTGGATTCAAATGCAACCCACATAAC